GGTTTCAGGTACAGCTAAACAGTATTCAATCAATCAGGCTGCCGGTCGTCTTGAATCTAAACGTGTTATGAAGAACGACGCTTATGCCAAGCTTTATGAATATATGTTTAAGTTTTGGCTTGCCTATGCAGATGATCCTTTACCGATCACAGGCATAGGGGCGCAGGGTGAGCAGCAGTTTGACATCTTGGATAAATCAGATTTTGTGAAACAGGATGCCGGGGGAGAATATTACTGGAACGATGAGTTTATGTTCGAGACAGATCCTACTTCCACGATGATGGCCAACAGAGAAGCTATGTGGCAACAGTTAGATATGAAGCTACAGAGTGGTGCGTTTGGCCAGTTGGGAAGTCTTGAAACTATGCGTCTCTATTGGTCGATGATGGAGAAACACCATTATCCGAACGCCGGTGATATTCTTTCACAAATAGAAATGATGCTACAGGAACAGCAGATGCAACAGGCGCAAATGGCACAAGCACAGATGGGGGGAATGGGAAATGAAATGCCAGTTATGCCAGCTTGAATTAAGGATAACAAGAGCAAGGAACATCGTTGAGAACGACGACACGCCGGACAAAGAAACAAAGTTGTTCGTGGTACAGGAACTAAGCTGTCTCAATAAGAACTGTAAGAACTACAAAAAGGTAGTAGAGACAGTGAAAAGTGAATTAGAGATTGGATAAAGAGTCGCAAGGCTCTTTTTTTAATCAATAAATCCGCGTAGGAGCGCGTAAAAAACCTAAGAAGAAAGGAAAACTGAATATGAAAAAGAATCTTTTTGACCTTGACTTACAGTATTTCGGAGACGAGGACACAGGCGAAGAAGTGCAAGAGGCCGCCGACCTTGCAGAAGATGAATCGGAAGCTACCGAAGGTGAAACAGGCGTAGAGGAAGAAGGAGCCGCCGAGCCTAACCAACAGTCAGCCGAAGAAAATGCACGTTACGCCGCAATCCGTAGAAAAGCAGAAGCCGACGCACAGCGTAGGTATGAGGCTGAAATGGGGCAGATGAACCAGCAGATCGCGGCAATGTGTTCGGGTATCACTCATCCTTTAACAGGACAGCCCATAACTAACGTACATGACTACATTGATGCTTTAGCTATCCAGCAGAGACAGGCCAATGAAGCAGAGTTACAGGAAAAGGGCGTTGATCCTGCTTTAATTAACCGGATGATTGAGACCAACCCCGTAGTGATGCAGGCACAGCAAGTCATTGAATCCAATAACGCGGCAATGGCCGGGGCAGCATTACAGAGGGATTTGGCAGAATTAAGCAAGATTGATCCTAACATTAAGGACATAAACGACCTTGCGAATATGCCGACGTTCCCACAGATGCTTGATTTTGTGGCAAGGAATGAAGGCGTTTCTATCGTAGATGCCTATAAGGTATTCAACTTTGGCAACGCTATACACCAAACCAATCAGGCAGCACGACAGCAGGCTATAAATCAGATGCGTGGTAAAGATCATCTAGCAACGCAGAATGGCGTTACACAGGAAGATGATTATGTAGAAGTACCACCGGAGATAATGAGCCGCTGGAAATCTGAGGGAAAGACAGAGAAACAGATACGGTCACTTTATAAAACCGTAGCAGGCAAATTACACCTATAAAGGGGGAAAGAAGATATGGCATTTGAATTTATCAGAGCCGAGCAGGATGCAGCTCCTATCGAAAAAGAGCTTATCGCTACTAACGGCACTACTTACAATCACGGTTGCCTTGTTGCTTTCGGATCAGCAGGCACCGCAGTAACATCAAGCACTAATGCAGAGTTTGTTTATACCGGTAAAGACACAGTTGCTAAGACCGGTGACAAGCTGGCAGTTATTCCCGTACTTCCTGAGTACGAATTTGAGACTACTTTCAGCGCTGATGCGTCAGCAGTTAAGGCAGGATCAAAGGTAACAGTAACAGGTGAGAAGGCTACAGCTACCACAGCAAGCGGAATTTTCCAGCTTCTTGTAGATGGCGGCGCTTCGGGTACAAAGGCTGTAGGCCGTTTCGTATAAGAAGGGGGGAATAGACAATGGCAGTTATTTTTAGTAAGCATGGCGGTCAGAATGACGAGGCTTGGAAGGTTATAGATACCGAGCTTTCAATGGTCATTCAGGACACAGACACCGAAAAGAATAAGGACGACGAGCTTGTAAAGGCTCTGTTCAACGTAAAATCATCAAAGAAGTTTGGTGAGAAGCAGGGATCAATGACCGAGTTCGGAAACTTCGAGGAAGTAACAGAAGGCGACAACGGTATAGCAGATGATTACTCAATGGGCTTCTCGAAGCTTATCGAGCATCATCAGTATATCAAGACCTTTATGTGTACTCGTGAGGCAAGAGACGACGGCGACATCGACATGATGAAGCAGACGGCAGCTAACTTCGTAAGGGCTTACAAGAGATCAAGGGCGCAGTTCGCATCTAACTGTCTTACCACAGAAGGCGCAACCTTCACTTATGGAAATAAGACTTATGATAAGACCACAGGCGATGGCAAGGCTCTTTTCGCAGTAGATCATCCCGGCAAGAAGACAGGCGTAGCAGTTCAGTCAAACGTGTTCACTAATCCTTTTGGCTCTAACTCGACAATGCTTTATACGCTGGCTAACATCGGACGTAACTTTAAGAATCAGAGTGGTAATGTAATGGGTTATACCTTCGATACCATTATCATACCCGGTAATGTTCCGGATCTTGAAGACCTTATCAAGAGGATCATCCATTCGGATCAGATTGTCGGCTCAAATAATAACGACATCAATACTCAGAAGGGTAACTGGAGACTTATCGTTAATCATCGTTGGGAAGCAGCGGCAGGCACAAAGCCTTACATCCTTATGAGTTCAGAGGCTCAGAGAGACCTTAACGCAGCAGTATTCTTTGATCGTGTTGCACTTGATGTATCTAACGAGGTACTTAACAAGTCACGCAACCTTGAATGGTCAGGATATGCACGTTGGAGCGCAGGCTACTATGATTGGCGTTCACTTATTATGGGCGGCGCACAGGTAGGTACTACGCTTTCATAAACAATAAACATTTGGCAAGCCCCCACTTTTGTGGGGGTTAGTCAGATGTGGAAGGAGTATTTATGGCACCAAAAGGATTGAAGGTAGGAGACACTTTTAAGGAAGAAGGTTTTACCTTTAAGGTACTACGGGTTATTGGAGATAAATATGTAAGTCGAATGGTTACTACGCCGCTTGGCTCTACAGAAGTGAAAGAAGAAGTACAGGAAGAAGTACAGGAAGACTATCTTTCGTTACCCTATGCGCAGTTAAAAAAGTTATGTGCGCAGAGAGGGTTAGACGCTACAGGCTCAAAGAGTGATTTAATCGCAAGATTAGAGGGTTAGAAATGAGTACATGGTATGACTTGAAATTAGCTGTATTACAGAAGATGTTTGCGGCCGACGATCAGATATTACAGGATGAATCGACTTTAGGTTATTTGGCCGCAATGCCGCATTGTGCCAATGAGGGCTTATCTTTATTAGCGACGGCAGGCAAATTCATTACAAAGTCTGTAAAAATATCACAGATGGATATTCAGAATTTAGTATCTGAATCTGTCTCTAACCCTATACATGAGTTTTCTGATACCTATTATTTCGGTTCGGATGAAGGACAGTCATACTATTTTGAGTGTTCCGGTACTGGAACTTGCAATATATATGTTGATGATGTAGTGATTGACACTATAGAGATCGACAACAAGGGCTATGAGGTATTCAAGGGGTTAATCTCAAACGTACTGAAAAAGCCCGTCAAGATTGAATTAACCACATCTTACCCTATGGGTTTAAAGAATATAGCTATCTATAAAGAGACCTTTGCTACAGAAGAAGACGTTGTACCTTTTACAGACAAAGTAAAGTACGATATGACTTTGCTTGCACCGGATTTTTATATGATAGATCCGCAGGGCATTTACTATGAGGGGGCTTATCAGAAGTACCTTAATACATCAGACTTCTATCAGGAAGGCACAAAGACCTTAGTATTAGATCGCAACATGGTAGGTGCTTTCACTGTATATTACAGGGCATATCCCGAACAGTTTACATCTTTAACCGAAGACGATTACGAGATACCGTTAGATCCCGAAGTATATACTTTGTTGCCTTTGTATATGGCCTCACAGTTATATAAAGACGACGATAATGGTATCGCGACGGCCTACAGAAATGAATTTGAGGTAGGCTTTGAGAGATTGAGAAATACCGCTAACATTGCAGCATTTGAAACTTTTACATCAAGTAGTGGGTGGATTTAAAAAATGGCAGTTTCTTTTAAGGTTCCAAAATCACCGGCAAAAGACATATTTGATATAGATACCTTTTTAGGAGTTGACTTAACTAACTCCGGGGCAGACATGGACGAGAGACGCTCACCGAACGCAGAGAACATGGTGCGCAATGTACCCGGAAAAGTGCGCAAACGTACAGGGTATAGGAAAGAGATACTTTTCGGAAAGAATACAAACGTCAATCTTGCAGTCGGTACATCGTCAAGTGAAAGAGAAATACTCGTTGATGCAAGGACGCGAGATACCATATTGCTATACAACCTGACAAAAGAGATAACACCACCCGATATAGATACTTATTCTATTCCTGTATATTTTGAGTTTGATTATAAAACGACACGATTTGACGTTGAGGATAGCTTCTCAATAAGGGCTTATCCATTCGGTGAATCATCGACATTTGCAACTTGGATAAATGAAAGTGTCGATGAATGGACGCATTTTAGCGGCACTATAGACCTATATTATTATGAAGATCCCGTAAGTGCAATAGGTTTGTATTTGTATGATTGGGAGCCGCAGACAGTAACGATAAAGAATTTTGCCGTATTATTGCAAAAGGATGAAGATTATAAATGGTCTGTTCCACCTAAATACCTTGTAGAAAGAGACTCAACTAATAACGCGGTTTATGGATGTCATGTAGGCAAAACAGGTACGTTTGAGGGCAACAGAGTTGTTAATGTCAACAGGGCATTAGATACAAGCTCAGAAAGCCGGTCATATATCCTTGCCGATACCATACAGACAATAAAGACTTTAGGCGAAATCGTTGCGGCCGGCGCGACAATGCACGTTGAATTTGATTACAGAACATCACAAATATACTCGTCAAGTATAAAAGTCTATGTGCAATCAGATGAAGCTGAAAAAGAGATCACCGATGCAACCGGAGAATGGGAGCATTACAGCTCTATTGTAAATGTTAGAGGCGCTGGTCATCCCGAACCTAAGTTAGCAATGGAAGGCAACGCAAATATAGACTTAAAGAATATATCTGTAATGTATGCCAAAAACGACGCTTACGAATGGTCAGCAGCACCGGAAGACAACGGCGGCGAGTTTCATACAGAAGACTTATACGATATTAAGCCGGGAAATTCTGCTCTTATAGATTCTGCAACAATGGAAAGCAACGCAGTCAGCGGTGTATGTACTCAGGAAGTTTCAATAAGAGATACCAGTTATGCTTATTTTACTACCTTTAAGATAGAGTTTAAGATAACCGCAACCGCAGAAGACGCGGCAGAAGTAGAGCATATTACTTTGAAAATAAATTCGGATGGGGATTTGTGGACGAAGCAATATGAACGGAATATCATAAATGAAAAAATAGAACTTTATCTGTATGTAAATGCAAATAGTCTATCCAGCATTGGAATCAGATATGATCTAAGCAACAGCAGTACAAAGAAGTGTACGACCAAAATAACCGAAATTAAGATACACGAAGCAAAGATAAAGAAAAGCTTTGATATATCCCCTATATGGTATCTGTATCATGTAGGAACTGATATGTATGTAAGGGCGCATAATTCGGCAGACATTTCTAAATGTTGCGAAGGAATGAACGCGCATTTAAGTAGATCATGGCAGCTAAATAAAAACCTCTATGTCATTGACGGGAATAATATTTACGTCCATGAGATAGGAAAAGGAATTGTAACGCCGATTGATAAAGACACAGCCTATATCCCTACAGTGACTATTGGTAAAGAACCGGAAGGCGGCGGCACATCTTATGAGTCTATAAACTTATTGCAGCCGGGTTTCTATGAGTTGTTCCAAGGCCATGCAGGGGTAAAGAAGTTTCAATTAACATTTAATTATCTTGATGATACTGAATGTAGAGCATGGATATTAGATGATAAAGGAAACTGGGTTTTAAAGTATGAAAACCAAGACTTTACAGTAGATAGAAACACCGGACAGATAACCTTCACAACAGCGCCGGGAGATTCACCTATAACGGGTGAGGACAATGTAAAGATACTTGCCTATAGAACGATAGACGATTACAGGGAAAGAATAACACATTGTACTCATGGCGCTTTATATGGCATAGGCGGCGCAGGAGATAGGTTATTCTTAGCAGGCAATCCCGATCATCCGAATTGGGATTTTTACTCACAGCAGTATGATCCTACATATTTTCCTGATACGAACTATGCGACTTTAGGTTCGGAACAGAGTATGATAACGGGATATGCAATAGTCAATAACTACCTTGCCACATTTAAAGATGGTTTCGATCAGTCGCAGTCAGTGTTTGTCAGAGAAGGTGACTTATTAAAGACCGATGAAGGCGACGAGGAAGGAGAGGGAGCCACAACTGAGCCGGTATTCAAATTGATAAATACACTCCAAGGGGAAGGAGTTGTAGCGCCTTATACTTTCGGATATATACAGACCGAGCCGTTATTCTTAACAAAGCATGGAATATTTGCTATCACCGAGCAGGATATAACGGGTGAGAAATACACACAGAATAGATCATTTTACCTTGATGGTAAGTTAAGGAAAGAGCCTAACCCCGAAAATGCAATGGCTTGTATCTATGATAATCAGTACATCCTTGCATTGAATAATCAATTATATATCCTTGATGGATTACAGGCCACAAGGACAGATAAATCAGAACCCTACGCTACAAGACAGTATGTAGGGTTTTATTGTACGAATGTTCCTGCATTGTGTATATGGGAAGATGAAGGGGTTTGGTTTGGAACTAGCGACGGCCGGGTGTGTGCTTTTAATACTGATATAGAGTCTTTAGACAGTTATAACGACGACGGAGCTGGGATCTATGCTTGTTGGGAAACACCGGACTTAGACGGCAAATTATTCTATAAGAACAAGACGTTTAGATACTTTGCAGTCCGTTTGATGTCAGCTATAAGGACTTCCGCTAAGTTGTATTCCCGTAAGCTGGGTGTGTGGAACTTCATAAGAGAAGAAACCGTTATAGGCAATCCGATAGACTTTGCAAACTTTGACTTTGAGTTGTTCTCTTTCAGTCAGGACACGACGGAGAAAGTATTACATACCAAAGTCAGAGTTAAGAAGGTAGATAAAGCACGTTTCAGGGTAGAGAACGACAAGTACAATGAGCCGTTTGGATTATTTGATTTAGCATTAGAATACATCGAAAGCGGCAACTACAAGGGGTGAGAAAATGGCATTTACAAAGATCACGACAAGCGACCTAAATTCAAGAGGCGCTACGACTTTACCTAACCAGCCAAAGATTTCTGCAACAGCATTAAAGCAGGAGTTTGACGCACCGGCAAAGAATGTAGTCGCTCCAAAGGTAAACAATCTTATTGATGAACTGGAAGCGACTTCTGCGGCAGCTAGTTTAGGAGCAACAGCACCGACAGGAAGAAGCGGCAACACGGTACAGGCAGTTATGAATAAACTTTCTACAGACTTAAAGACTGTAGAGGATGGTATGAGTGAAGCTATACAAGATGCACATACCCATGATAATAAGGCTTTATTAGATACTTATGAGCAGACCGAGACAGACCTTGCAGATGCAGTCGATAAGAAACATGAACACTCTAATCTTGCACTATTAGAGACTTACACGCAAACCGAAGCTAATCTGTCTGATGCAGTTGATAAGAAGCATACACATAGCAATAAATCATTGCTTGACTCTTACGATCAGAGTAATAGCGACATTGAAGATGCAGTATCAAAGAAGCACTCGCACAGTAATAAGTCTCTTTTAGATACTTATACACAGACAGAGAGTGATCTATCCGACGCTGTAAGTAAGAAGCACACACACTCAAATAAGGCAGTCATTGATAAGTTTGGAGAAGATTCAAGCGGCAATCCGACTTACGACGGCAATCCTATCGGTGGTGGGGGCGGTGGTGGAACAGACTCAAACGCCTACCACAAAGGAGATACCGCAGAGACCACTTTGGCAGATGACGACTATGTACCTTTTTACGATACTTCTGCAACGGCTACAAGAAAGTCTTTATGGAGCAATATTAAGAGTGTCTTAAAGACTTATTTCGATACTTTATATCAGGCAGTCGGAAACTATATTGAGACATCTTCAACCAGTGGCCTTGTAAAAAATGACGGCACGATAGACACAAACACTTACCTTACTTCTACGGATATAGCAGACAAGGCTAACAAGGTATCAGGTGGAACAAGCGGAAACTTTGCAGGGCTTGACTCTAACGGAGATTTAACAGACAGCGGAAAGAAGGCAAGTGATTTTCAGGCCGCAGGAAACTATGTGTCTCATACAGCATCAACAGCGGTGGGATCAGCAACACAGGGCGTATATGTAGCGTCAGACGGCACAGCAACACCCATGACGTATGAATTGAATAAGACTGTACCTTCAAACGCAGTATTTACCGATACATGGACTGCATTAGTAGGCGCAACAGCACAGGCAAACGGTACGGCTGGATATGCACCACAGCCTTTAATTGCCGATAAAGATAAATTCCTTAAAGGTGATGGCACATGGGATACGCCTAGCGGTGGTGGGGGAACTTATCTTGAATCTTCTAGCGGTACAACGTCTAGTGGTATAACAACATTTTCTTTTACAAACGCTGCTATATCATCTAACAAACAGTACGACTATTATGCAGATGTATTTGGGGTAGTACCTATTGATGCTCAGATAAGCGGTACTACAATGTCAGTTATGTTTGATGCTAATGATAATGTCACTAAATGCGGCATTAGGATATGGGGGTGATACCGTGGCAATGCACAGATGTATGGGTCAAAAAGGAACAGTAAGTAGCACTGTCTATGGTTTTCGGATAGATAATAGCGAGTCTAGCCCTTCTTCAAAAGTTACATATTTGGAAGATGCCGTAGGTATGACTCCAGCTTACATGGATTATACAAATGATGTTTTTAATTATGGATCGTGGAGTGATGCTTTCTTTATGCCTCGTCCTTGTATGCTCAAGTATGATGGCACAGTTGATTATTATCTTGATCCTGATGATTATACTAAGAAAGCTGATGGAGTAACTGCATCCGATGTGGCAAATACTTCGTATGGCGGCAATGCCATGATGGAGTGGGGCAGAGACGGTAAAAAGATATGGTATAAAATCGTACCTGATTCTAACAATCCTAAAAGTGCGTCTGTTTATATTGCTGATAAGCAAATTGACAATGACTATCATGCTTGGAGTTTCATAAATAATCAGGGCAATTTGGTTGACCATTTTTATACACCTATATATAACATTCGTGTTGATTCGGGCAAAGCAAGGTCAATGTCGGGATGGTCTGCTTCTAATAGCAATACATCGGCTAATGAAAGAACTTATGCAAAAGCCAATAATCCGAGCACAGATGTGATGTGGGATTTAGAGGTATATGCTGATCGTTTGCTTATAACCTTGTTATGTATTCTTATAAGCAAAACAACTGATGCATCAACTGCTTTTGGAAAAGGTCTTGCAAGCGGTGGAAATCAGTCTGTCAATAATGGTTTCAACACAGGAATACATAACACAAAGGGATTGTTCTATGGCACAAATAGCGGTCTTGTGTCAAGCGGTAATTATGGCAATGCTGTCAAGATATTCGGCATGGAGAATTATTATGGCTTTGCATGGAAGCGTATTCTTGGTTGGGTGAATACAACAAGCGGTCAGAAGGTTAAACTGACACATGGCACACAGGATGGTTCAACAGCTAGTGATTACGACTTTACAGGAAACGGTTATATATCAGTAAGTAATTCGACTCCGACAGGAACGAGCGGAAATCACTTAAAAGAAATGCTGTTTGACTCAACAGGAATAATGCTGCCGCAAAATGCTTCAGGAGCATCATCTTCCACTTATTATTGTGACGAGTTTTTGTTTGATAATACAAAAACAACGCTTGCAGGAGTTGGAGAACATGATGCTAGAAATGCCGATGTAGTTGATAATATAGGATTATTTGCTGTGTATCTATATTTCGATGGTACATTTACGGCATGGAACTGCACAGGATCATTATCTTGTAAACCATTATCATCATAAGAAAGGAAGTGAAAGTATTGAATTGGTATAAAGCAACATCAGCAGAATATCCTGTTCTTATAGATACAACATCTTCAAAAATATACAACTATATGCGCAGAAATGTAGTTGAAAAAGAAGGTGAAGATGGAGCAGGAAACACAATCACATATTATGAGTATGAGGAAGTAAAGATACTCAAAGAAGATTGGGATTTGTTTATGGCAATTATGCCATACAGGGAAACAAAGACAGCATACTACGGCGAAAAAGAAAAGGTATTCTATGATGCACCTATTGGTAACGTGTCGGTATTCTTTGACAATTACAACGGCAATTACGGTGTAAGTCGTTTGGAGAATAATTTGACGGTATCATTTGATACTTTGACAGCAGATACAAACATAACAATATCTATTTCATAGGAGGAAAAACATGGAAAAGTATTATTTAATGTGGATTAGCAACGGATCATTTCAGACGGACAAGATAGGCGAGTACACAAGCAAGAGCGCAGGCATATCAGCTTTTGCGGCTAAGTGGTCAACACTTGAAGGAACAGCAGAAGTTGTATCAGGTATCGTTGAGTTGGTTGACTCTAATCTTGATGTAGTCGATGGATGCAAGAGGTTTATATCACATCCGGCAGCATAAATAAAGTGCATTTTAATTCATTGGAATTATTGCATTGAATTAGAATTGAGTTAAAAACGAGTTAAAACCGAATTAGAGGTTAATTATGAGTGAATTTGTCACGTTAGAAGTACATTCAGAATTTGTCAAGCGAATAGAGGCCGAAGATAACAGACAAAATAAGCGCATAGAGATCATCGAAGCTAAACAGGCGCAAATCAGTGAGCTTGTTGCGTCTGTTCAAGTCTTGGCTGTAAACGTGGAGAACATAGCCAAAGAGATAAACAAGCAGTCACAACGCCTTGACGAGATCGAGGGCATACCTAAGAAGCGCTGGGAAACCATAGTAGCTTGT